GACGCTGGCAATACCATTTACAATTCTATCAATAAATTATTTGATTATAACAGTGTTTCAAAAAGAACAATGAATACAAAGGAAGTTCGTTCTAAACTTCGCGATGACGCAATAATGGTAGACGAAAAGTTTATCGGTCGTGCTGTTGCAGATGGTTTGTTGAGTTCTTCTTATGGTAATCAAGTACCACCGAAAACTGGACAAATTATTAGTAACGACCCAACTCCTAGAAACGCTCAATCTAAACAAGTTTTTGGTAAACTGAAAGGCGCAGAAGCAAAAAGATATGCCGGAAGTTCTACTCCAAATGTGTTTACTGTTGAACCAAATCCTAGATATGATCCAACTTCTGGGGTTATTTTAAATTCTAGCACTAAACTAGCAAGAGGAGTGACTATTTCTAAATTCTTAGGTGGACACGGTGATCCGATTGCACTTGATGATATTAGAGATGATCTTGCTAAAAACCTTTATCTACATGCACAATTAATCAAATCAGTCACTGAAGATGAAGGTGGTGAATTTGAAGATTTCAGACTTATCGTTTCTGAAGGCGTGTATAAGAAAGGTTCAGAACCAGTTACTGAAGGAAGTATTAACGATTTGCGTTCTTCTGGTAGAGCAATCGTTTATGAACTGAGGGATAAGAACGGAAAGATATCCTTTGATAAAACTTTCAGATTAGCAGCTTGGTGGAAAGATAGTCAACTTTTCGAAAAAATGATTCTTCATTATGACACATATAATCCTAATGGATCATTGACTGTTCAGATCGTTGTAGTTATGCCTGAGTTGAACGGATATACTGGTAATTTCAAAAATCAAATAGAAACAAGATTTAACAATTACACCCAAAGCACTAATGAATTAATAGAAATCATACAGTAAAAGGTTATAAATAGCATAAAAGGAGATGGTATGCCTGTAAGAGCATTTGCTGTAGAAGATGGAAACACGAATACTACTCGCATCGGAACAACTAAAAGAGTTTCGTATAGCGACATTGATTTATTTTTTTCCGCAAAACCTTCTGGTGACGTCTATAAAAAGAATGATATCGCAGCAGTAAAGCAGTCCGTCAAAAATATATTGATGACTAATTTTACTGAAAAACCGTTTAACCCAGAATTTGGCGGTAATCTAAATTCCTTTTTGTTCGAACTTGACACTGATGTAGAAGCAGATATGTTGAGAGATCACATATTTGAAACAATCGCTTTACACGAACCACGTGCTTTTGTTCAAGAGGTTCATATCAATCTTATTTCTGATAGAAATGAAATTGCGATAACAGTAAAGTTCCAAATTCTAAACTCGGTTGAACCAGTAATATTAGAACTATCGCTTACAAGGTTAAGATAAAATGGCAACTACAGTAAAATCATCTGATCTAGATTTCAATACTATCAAAAATAGATTAAAAGACTATTTTAAGTCGCAACCAGAATTCAATTCATACGATTTTGAAGGCGCAGGTCTAAACAATCTACTTGACGTTTTGGCATATAACACACACGTCAATGCTTTGACGGCAAACTTTGCCCTAAACGAATCATTCCTTCCAACTGCTCAGTTAAGAAGTTCTGTTCTTTCTCATGCCCAAATGCTTGGTTATGAAACTCGTTCGGTTACTTCTTCTAGAGCATTGTTAGAACTTTCTTTAAATTTAACTAATGTCTCCGGAAGACCTGTCACCATTACTTTACCCAAAGGAAGCCAATTCAGTTCTTCAATTGACGGTGTTTCTTACACCTTTAGAACATTAGAAGAATATAATGCAAGGGATAATGGTTCAGGATTTTATCAGTTTTTAACTTCTTCTGGTTCACAAAATATTCCTGTTTTTGAGGGTTTAGAAAAAACAAAAACTTTCATCGTTGGTCAAAAAGATGAAAGGCAAATTTATGTAATCCCAGATGAGACTATGGACAAATCAACTGTAGTCGTTCGTGTTTATGATAGTACGACTTCGAATACATACACCACATATACTCCACTTTCTACTGCGGTTCGTATTGATACAAGTACAACATATTTTTCTATTCATGAAGTTCCAAATGGTTATTATGAATTGAATTTTGGTGACGGCACTTCATTTGGTAAGTCTCCAGATCCTGGTGAAAAAATTGTAGTTACTTATCTTTCTTCAAAAGGACCTCTTGCTAACAACGGTAATGTTTTTGTTGCCAATAACCAAGTAAGAGTAAATGGTATTGATTATATCCTTAGCGCAGTTACATCTTCAGAATCCAGCGGTGGTGCGAATAAACAATCTATTGAATCTATCAAACAACTTGCTCCTCTTGCCTTTGCTTCTCAACAAAGGCTAGTAACTTCGCTTGATTATAAATCTATCATTGAGACTAATTTTTCACAAGTAAAAGAAGCAGCGGTTTGGTCTGGGGATCAAAATATTCCACTTGATTGGGGTGCGGTTTATATTTCTTTAAATTTCAATGCAGGAATTCCTGCTGCAACTCAACAAGCAGTTAAAGATTCTATCCGTAACGTATATGTGAAAAATCTTTCTACTATGTCTATAACTCCTAAATTCGTAGACCCGACTGAAGTCTATTTGATTCTTGGTGTAGCATTTAACTTTGATCCAGCATTAACAGGCGTGACTCCGTCAACTACAGAAGGAAATATTTCAAATTATATCTCTAGTTATTTTGACAGAGAACTAAATTCTTTTGGAAAAGTATTCCGTAAAAGTAATCTAACCACTGAAATTGATGCTATCGGAAAACAAATCCTTAACACTCGTATTGATATTAAAGTTCAGATGCGTCAAGAGATTGATACTTCAGGTTTAAATACTTTCCAAATTCAAATGCCTTGTAAAATCGCTGAACCTGATGATGAGTTTTATCGAATTGTAACTGAAGCATTTGAATTCGGTGGAAAAATTTGTAGAGTAAAAAATAGATTAAGAACCAATCAACTTTCTATCGTAGATTTAGATGATAACATTGTTGTAGATAATATCGGTAATTATAACTCTGATAAAGGAACTATAGATTTCATTGGTTTCCAACCAACAAGATTATTATCTGGAAATACATTTATTAGAATCGAAGCGGTTCCTACGATCGACGGAACTATTAGACCTCTTCGTAATTATATTCTAAAGTTAGAAAATGACAGATCTTCAACGACTGCCCTTATTGATAGGCAAACAGAAACACTTGAAGTTACAATCTAATGAGCCATTCCCCGAATAATTCAGAAACTAAAAAAGATTTCAACAGACTTCCTGTTAATTTAAGGACGAGTCTAGTTCAAGAGGTTTTGCCTGAATATTTTCAGACAGACTATCCAAACCTTATTCAGTTTTTAGAAGGATACTATGATTATCTTGATTCTGATGGGCAGTGGGGTGGAATTATCAATGAACTGAATACTGTAAGAGACTTCGAAGATACTGAACTTGAAAGATTAGATTTTCTTTTAGACGAAGTTGGTCTTGGTATTTCTTCTGGCCAGTTTACTTTCCCACGTGAAGTTCTTCGCAACATGGGTAATTTTTTCCGTGTAAAAGGTTCTGAATATTCTGGATTTGGTTTCTTTAGAGCATTTCTAGAAGAAAGTAATATAGAAATTCTATATCCGAAAAATGATTTGCTTTATGTCGGGCAAGGAAGAATCGGAACTGATTATGGTAAAAAGATACACGATGGAGAAATCTATCAGATATTTTCTGTTCTTGTAAGTTCTCCTTTACCGATTCATGTTTGGGAACAACTCTGGAGAAGGTATGTACATCCTTCTGGATATCATCTTGCTGCAGAAGTTGTTATTCTAAACGAATACCCTGTCGTCATGACAACCGAACAGTCTATTCCTGAACTTGATCCTAGAATTAAAATACATAATGATGCTACATATGTATTCGGTAGGGTTGAAGGTGAAGTCACTGGTCTGTATGCTGATAATGATGATGGATCAGGTTATACCACTGTTGGGTATATCACTCCACATTATCTCACAGATATGGAAGATGCAGATATCGCAAGAGAAAGACTCAGTGTTTACAAGACTCCAGCAAACTGGGGACTTTCAAATACTATTCGCTACACTGATACGAACTTCGCGGACGTCGATCACTGGGCTGGATTCCATCTCACCTTCGACGATACATTCACTAGAATGTCGAGCACAAGTTCAATGATTAGATTCGATCAAACAAATTATATCCAAACTGAAGACAGTGATGGGTACACAACTCTCTACAACTATTATAAATAGTTCAAATAATCAAGGACTAGAAAATGGCAAGACAAATCATAGCAATTGGAAGTGCTGGCAACGACGGAACTGGTGATACTCTCCGTTCCGGTGCCATTAAGATGAACAAAAACTTCACTGAACTATATCAAACAGTTGCTGGTTTGCAACTGCTTGTTGCAGATTCTTCAGGAGGATTGAACTTACAAGGTGTTTCGTTTGACCAAGGAGGTGTTGTCTTTATTGGTCAAGACTCTCCAAATTCAAATCCTGCAGACAACAACGAAACATATTTGCTAGCAAACGAACCGACTAAAGACAATACAATTTATCTTCCAGATTCAAGTGGAAGAATCGCACTTATTACAGATATTCGTGATAATACTTTAGATTCTGCTGCTATTCTTCAGATCGTTGGTTCTACTTTAGATTCTGCAGAAGGTCTTCAGTTAATTAGAGATAACTCAATTGATTCACTCGGAGTTATCGGTCTTGTTGATGCGGCATATATCCAAGCAAGGCAAGATCCTGGTGGATTAGATTCATCAGAAGTTCGAACTGAAATTGATACATATGTGACAAAAAGTTATCTCGTATCTAATAATCTTGCCCTCGACTCTGCCCTTGTTTATCAATTTATGATTCCACAAACAGATAATCAAATTGATTCAAGTCTTAGAAATGTGGACTTAACCGTTAAGCCTATCGCAGACGATACTTATGATATCGGAACTTCAAGTTTAAAATTCAGAAATTTAAATCTTTCAAATGAAGTTAGACTTGGAGATAGCGGTGCAATTTCTTTTATCTCTGGTGTAAGTAATAGTCTTCGTGTTAAAAACATAAGAGTTTTGAGGATCGATAATGCTGATACAGAAGATAGCATTAGATTTAGATTAGGACATCGTCCAGACCACCCGAATGTTTCTCTTTCTGGTCACTTTATTCCTTCAGTAGATAGTGCCTTTGATTTGGGTGACTCAGATTTTAAATGGAAAGATCTACATCTTTCAGGAAACACCATACATCTTGGTGGAGTAAAACTCAAAGCAACAGGCGGAGGCGCAGGTCTTGAAGTACTTGATGTCAACGATACTGCTATCAATCTTGGTGGTGGCCTCACTGAAGCTCAAGTGGATGGTCGTATTGCTCTTAATTCTCTTAGTTTAGATTCAGCATCAATCCTTATTGATTCTTCTTTCAATGATAAAATACCTACATCAGATATCGGTAAGCAGTATTTTGTTTCTAAGCAAGGAACGAACAACCTTTCACCAGATTTCCTTATTCGTGTAGATGATAAATTCGTTGATAATAACTCTGATCTTGCTGAAGAACTTTTAGACGCACCTACACTTCAAGATGTCTTTAATACTTGGGATCGTTTTTCTCACGATACTTCTGCCACTCAACCAGCAAACCCAACTGAAATGGCAGCATGGGGATACAATTCCGGATCCAATACAGTTTCTTCTACCGTTAATTCCACCACAGTAACTGGTTTCTATTCTCCAGAAGCATGGGATAATTTTACACTTGATGCAAATATCGCTTCAGCTTCTTCCGATGATGATATTATTTTCTTAGTTGCTGGTTTTGTAGTAGACGATAATGGTAGGGAACACACCCTTACAGTGTATCGTCAAGGAACTGGCCTTGCAGCTGGCCTTGGAAATTACGGTATCATTTATAATCTTGGTCAGACTGACCAAGCAGTATTAACTGATGGTTCTTCTCTTGCTAATACTGGATCATCAACTTGGAATCTCATGGGTTCCACAAGATTGAAAGTTGAAAAACGTGGTACGATTATTACTGCTACGACTGCTCAATTCGGTGGTACTACTCTTGATGGAACAACAACCATTTCATTCGATCTTTCGACCAACGCAAATACTCAAAAATTTGCAGGTTCAGTGAAATATGGTTATGGTGCTTTGAGTCAAGATAACGCAACATTCTCAAATATCGTATTTACTCCAGATAATCCAGTAACATTGATTCACTTCGGTGGAACTTTGAGCGGTAATGATGGTGGTGATATTTACGTTTATGAAGATCAAAATACTCAATGGGGATTAGATTCAGATCTTACACTTTCAAATACCAAAGGAAGAATATATCACAACAACAAAACAGGTAGAACATATTGGAATGACGGAACTGCCGGATACGCTATTGGTTCTGTTCGCCAGTTCAATGATGTAATTTATTTAACACAGTCAGATGCTGAACCAGATTCTGCTGATACAGGTGGTCTTGGTTTAAGAGCAGGTATGATTGCCACTGCAGATGGTAACAGTTGGAACCCAGCAAACTTTGTATCAGGAACCCCATATCCGGTATTCTATAACGGCACTGATTGGATATCAATGATTGATTCTGCTGCTGCCGGCGGCGGTGGCGGTGGATTCTAATTCACAGTGAAAATATAACAGGATAGAAAAAAATGCCAGCAATTATTACAAGAGCACTTAGAAAGATTCTCGCCCGAAACTTTTTTGATGGGTTTAATCTTCAGTCAAATTATTACTATATCGGGATCGGTAGATCAGAACAGTGGGATTCTTCAGATACTATTCGTAAACCATATGATACGGTTGTAGATCTACAAGGTGTTAGAGACCAACTGCAATCTGTAAAAAGAGTACAAGCAGTTTCTCAAGTTGTTCCTCGTAACAACTGGGTCAGTGGAACTATCTATTCTCAATATGATGATCTTGTTGCTGGTTATCCTGCCGCTCCTTATTATGTAAAGACTGATAATAATGCTGTGTATGTTTGTTTAGAAACTGGTCGTGATGTAAACGGTGTAATCGTTCCTTCTATTATTGAACCACAATATTCTAATGATAATTCATTTAGACTTGGTGATGGATATGTTTGGAAATTTTTATACACTATTTCTGCTGAAAAAGCAAACTCGTTTATGTCTTCTAACTTTATGCCTGTGCAACAGCAAGACCCGATTGACTCAAACTCTACTGGCATTGAGGTTCGTCAACACGGTGTTCAAGAAAATACTAAACCTGCTGCAATTACAAGTATCGTTTTAAGTTCTAGAGGAACAGGTTATACTTCAGTTCCAACAGTTAGCATTACTGGTCAATCTGGTAGCGGTGCTTCTGCTACAGCACATATTGATTCTGCTCTTGGAATCGTTACACATATTACAATAGATCCTGACAGTTCAACGCTTTCTCATGGTTCAGGATATTTTAATAAACCTGTAATCACCATTACAGGCGGTGGCGGTACAGGTGCTTCAGCACGTGCTGTCGTTGCTCCCGATTCTGGTGTTGGTAGAGATGCGGTAAATGATCTTAGATCTACTGCTATCATGTTCCACTCGCAACTTGAAGGAGATGATAGTGACTTTATTACTGGTCAAGATTTCCGTCAAGTTTCTTTGATTCGAGATCCTCGTAAGCAAAATGGTCAGTATTTTACCGACTTGACTGGTAATGCGATGGATAAGATGACTCTGAGTAGCATCATTCAACCATATACAGTTGATAAGAAAATAGAAGGACAGTCAAGCGGTGCGATTGCCTATGTAGATTATATTGATTCTAATGAAATCTTTTATCACCAAACAGACAGTACAGGATTTATCGCATTTTCTGACGGTGAAATCCTTCAAGAATTAAACGGAACTGGTGATGGTATTGTTGACTCTGCGTTGATCAAACCAAAACTGGATAGGGAAACTGGGGACATCCTATATATAGATAACAGAGCTGCTGTCCTTAGAGATACAACCCAAGCAGAAGACGTCAAAATTATTATCTCATTTTAAGGGTTAGAAAATGTCAACAAATATTACAGAAACCTTATTCGCGACAAAATACAAAGATGATTATTTAGATAGTAATCACTATCACCGCATCTTGTTTAACAGTGGTAAAGTTCTACAAGCAAGAGAACTTACTCAGATGCAAACAATCATTCAAAAGGAAATTGAAAGATTCGGTACGAACGTCTTTGTGGAAGGTGCGGCAGTAATTGGTGGTGGTATCACTGCTGACAGAAAATACGAATTTATAAAACTTAACACAGCAACTAACACCCTTCCTGCTAACCCAAATCAAATGGTCGGTGTCGTTATTACTGGTGCTTCTTCTGGCGTTCAGGCTAAAGTGAAAGAAGTTACAACCGCAACTGGTTCTGATCCTGCTACACTTTTTGTCGAATATACTTCTACATCTTCTGGTGTAGCAACTGCTACTGCCCCAGTTCGTTTTACTCCTGGTGAAAATCTAACTAACTCTGTTACACTGTTAACAGTTCAAACTACCAATACAACTGCTAATCCTGCTATGGGAACAGGTTGTAAAGTTTCTACTAACACTGGCATCTTTTTTGTACAAGGGCATTTTGTACAAGCAGACGGTCAAAGTCTTTTGGTTTCTAAATACGATCCTAATCCAAGTGTAAATATTGGGTTTAGAGTTATCCAGAGAGTCTTCACTATAGATGATGATGTACAACTTTATGATAATCAGGGATCACAACCAAACTTAACCGCTCCTGGCGCAGATCGTTATCGTATTGATATGGAACTCGCATTGGAAGGTTCAGTTGATTCTGATGAAATTTATGTTTTTTATGCGAAACTTCAAAACGGTAAAGTTATTGAACAACGTCAAGGTGACGAATCTTATAATAAAATCAATGATTTTACTGCTAGAAGAATTCGTGAAATCAATGGCGATTTTATCGTAAAACCTGTGCTTATCAATTATGAAGAACATCCAACAGATTCTTCTAAATTTAATCTTAAAATTTCTCCTGGTGTCGTATATCTAAATGGATATCGTCAAGAATACACAGGCACTACAACAATTGAAGTAGATAAAGCAACTGATACTAAAGAAGTTGAAGGCGATTTGATTTCAGTCGGTATCGGTAACTATATCGTTTGTGATAGTTCACTCGGTCTTCCTAATATCGCTGAATTTGAAAAATATGATATCATGTCTGGATACAGATATTCTGGATCCAAAATCGGTGAATGTCGTATTAAATCTATAGAAGAAGACGGTTCGAATCTTCGTTATTATTTAATGGATATTCAAATGAACAGCGGTCAAGATTTTAGAGATGCTCGTTCTATCGGTTTGGGTAGCACACAGTATGCTAATCCTATCCTAGAAAATAGTGAAGCAACTCTTAAATTTAAATCCCAAAACAGACTTTTGTTCAACCATAAGTATCCTAGAATCCAAAGTATGTCAGATGTTTCATACACTGTACTTCTTCGTGATAATAGAACAACTGACGGTTCTGGTAATGTATCTATGCCTACTCTTTCTGGCGGAGATATATACAGCGATACAACTGATTGGGTTATTTGTAGAACAGATACAGGAGCATTGATTTCACCGACTATCACTTTAAGTGGTGGTGGAACAAACGCAGCGTTATCTGGTGCACCTTCAAGTGTAAACATTGATGTTCTCTATAAGAAAACTATTGCAGGTGCTTCACCAAGAACTAAAACTATTACAAATGCAACAGTAACAACAACAGTTACGACTCCTGCTACTGGTGCGCCATATATTTCACTCGGAAAAGCAGATATCATTAACTTCACAAGAGCAACACTTGTGGATTCTGATGGACAAGATGTAAGAGGTAGATTTATTTTAGATAATGGGCAAAGAGATAATTTCTATGATGTCGGTAGGTTGGTTCTCAAAGGAAACCAAAGTGCTCCTTCTGGAAATATATTTGTTCGTTTCAACTATTATGCGCACGGTGCATCTGGCGATTTCTTCGCAGCACCTTCTTATCCTTCTCCATATAGTGATATTCCTGTCTATTATGACAAAGATAAAACTAAATGGGATTTGAGAAACGTCATCGATTTCAGATCTAGAAAAGATGATACTGGAGCAAACTTCAGTGGATCAAGTGCAAGATATAATGCTTTACCGACAAACACTTCTGTAATTCAATCAGACACTACTTATTATCTTCCTCGTTGGGATAAATTGATTTCAGTGAACCCATTAAAATATCTTCAGGGTACATCTTCATTCGATCCTCAGTTCCCTTCCACACCTTCTGGGGCTCTAGAATTATACAATATCAAAATGAATTCTGGATCTATTCATGATAGTGATATGGAAATGACAGCAATCGAAGCAAAAGGTTTCACGATGAAAGAAATCGCTAGATTGGAAAATAGAATAGATAGACTTGAAGAATACACTGCACTGAGCTTACTTGAAAATTCCACAGAAACATTTAGTGTTCTAGATTCTAGTGGTATTGATAGAACAAAAGCAGGTTTTCTTGTAGATAATTTTGCTGATCATTTTTCTTCAGATACTCAGAACATCGAATATCGTGCTTCTATTGATCCACAAAATAGATTCATGAGACCTTCTATTAACGAAGAAGAAATCAAAGTGATCTACGATTCTTCTCAGTCTACTAACACTATCTTGAAAGGTGATAATGTTTATCTTAAGTATGCTTCTAAGAGTTATCTTAAGCAAAATCTTGCTACAGGCACAGAAAACATTAATCCTTTTGCTGTTATCCAAAACAAAGGTTATTTGAATCTTTCTCCTCAGTCCGATCATTGGAATGAAAAGAAAATTCGTAACACTAAAGTCATTTCAGGCGGTACTCGACTTGATACCCAATCAAGAAGAAACTTTGGTAACTGGAACTGGAATTGGGGTGGCGTAAGCGTTGGACAACAAATCGGTGGTGCTACAGGTTCAACATCGCAATCTAGAGGACGTTCAATACGAACTGGAACAAGAGTTAATAGAGTTGTTTCTCAACAAACTATTCGCGAAGTCGTAGATGAAAAAATTATTGATGTAGCATTGATTCCATTTATGCGTTCATTAAGAACATATTTCCGTGCTCAAGGTTTGAAACCTAACACACGGCACTATGCTTTCTTTGACGGTGTAGATGTAAATGACTGGGTAGACGGTACAGTTCCTTTCAAAAGAACATCAAGTGATGGAGATGTAATCGGTAATCGGTTCAATCGAATTACTACTCACCCAGACGCAACTAATGCTTCAGATAGAATTTTGATAACTGATGCACAAGGTAAAGTTGAAGGGTCATTCTTTATCCCTAATACTCCTTCTCTCAGATTCCGTGCAGGAAGTAAGGCATTCGAATTAATGGATGTCACTGGTGGTGATAAAGAATATTCAACTTCACATTCTAATGCTTTCTTTACCGCACAAGGACAAATACAAACAGTAGATAGAACTGTAAGAGCGACTCGTGAAATTTCTATTCGCCCTGCAATCAACTGGGGACCTTGGATGCGGTTGCCAGAAGAAAATACTGACCGCAACGGCGGTGACCATGATCCACTCGCACAATCATTCTTGATTAGTGAAGCAAATGGCGTATTCATCACAAAGGTTAAAATTTATTTTAAAACTAAAGATGCTGTAAAACCAGTTCAATTGCAAATTCGCCCAATTTCTTCGGGTGTTCCTGATAATATATGGGTTCCTGGCGCAGTTAAATTTTTGTCACCTTCAGAAGTGAATATTTCTAATGATGCAACCGCAGCAACTGAATTTGAATTTGAAGAACCAGTATATCTTTCAGGAAAAACTGAATATGCTATCGTCCTTTTAGCTGAGTCAATAGATTACACTGTTTATGTTGCAGAAACAGAAAAGTTCCTAATTGGATCAACTTCTCGTAAAGTAGCAAAACAACCAACAATGGGTTCTTTGTTCCTTTCTCAGAATGGTTCTACTTGGGATCCTGCCCAAAACAAAGATATGATGTTCGAACTTTATAAGGCATCTTTCTCAACAAATCCTGGAACAGCAATCGTCGAAAACGCAAATCTTCCTCTTGACCTTTTGCCTATCGATGCTATGCAAATTGATTCTAGTTCTACAAGTTTGATTGTAAACCAACCAAATCATGGGTTTATTGTAGGTGACACAGTTCAATTTGCTGGTTGGGATAGCGCTACAACTTATGGCCCATATAGCGGAGACTCGTTAAACTCAAACCATATCATTACAAAGATTGATGAAAATTTCTACACTGTAGATATGGATTCAGCAGGTTTTGGTTCAGTGTTCGGTGGAACGACTGGTTTGGCAACTCAAAATTATCTTTATGAAATTATGATTCCAAGATTCCAAACTTTGGTTCTTCAAAATACTAATATCAATTTAGATTACAAATTAACAAATGCTAAATCTTTAGCAGGTAATGAAGTTCAATATGACGTCGATAATTCATTTACAAACGGTGTCATAAATGAAGATAATTATTTTGAAGTTCCTAAACTGATCGCTAATACTGAAAGAGAAACAAATACTGGTATGAGTGGATCTAAATCAGCAACACTTCGTTTGCATATGTCGACGACTGATGAAAATCTTTCACCTGTGGTTGATATGCAACGTGCTGGTCTATGGTTGATTCATAACGAAATCGACTTCCAAGATTCAGCAGGTTCTGTTGGATACTTAATTAACAACAACAGAAATAATCCTATTTTCTACGCAGACGAAGAAGATGCGACTGGTGGATCACATCTTGCTAAACACGTTGTGAAACCTATCATTCTATCAACTCCAGCAGTTGGTGCTAAGATTCTTGTTTCTGCCAACAAACCTTCTGCATCTAATTTCATTGTTTATTATAAAGCAATTAAAGAAGATGAAAACTTTGACGACTTTAGTTGGACGATTATTGATCCTGAAGAACAAATTCAAAGTGATGAAGATCCAAACGTCTTTAGAGATTATTCTTATCTAATCGGCGGTTCTGGTGGATTTGGTGTATCGTTTGATAAACTTTCAATCAAGATTGTAATGAAATCTACAAATGCTGCGAAACCTCCAGTGTTCCAAGATTTGAGAGTAATAGCATTGGCGGTGTAATGTCTAAATTTGTGAAAGTTGAAGGAAATAACAGCCTTGTTCGTGATATGAATAATAATGCTATCTTAAATGTCAACGATGTTGCAATTCAGAAAGCAAAAGCAGCGAAAAAGGTAAGGCAAGAAAGAAAAAGTGAAGTTGAAGATTTGAGGAAAGAAGTTTCTGAACTCAAACATTTGATGAAAGAAATACTGGATAGGATCTAATGGCAAGACAAATTTATATTGACAGCGATTATACTATCCAGCAGTGGATCGATAGTCAGAATACAATGTCTGATTATATGGGTGATCTAGATAACTTTCGCGAAGAATTTAAACTAACCCAATTTGGAATTGATCAGTATTTTTCTAGGAAAGAACCTGGTATTTACAGAAATGGTTATGTAGACTCATCTTTCGTTACTGCGTTGAATCATGTAAATGATCCAATGGTTGCTTTTTTGAATAGTCTATTTAACGGTGGAACCGCTAAAATTTTAGCGAATCTGCTTGTAGATTCTGCTACATTTCGCAATCTTAATATCAGTGATAGTCCTGGCGGAACAGGAAATGTATTTACGCATTTTTATGCTGCTGATGCCTTTGTAGGAGATAGTTATGAAAGAGGTGACTCTATCGGTTCTACGGGATTGATCAACAGTTATATTCTTCCTGATTCAACTAACTATCTCATTCCTTCATTTCATTTTGATTTATTTGTTGAAAGCGGTGCTACTTTCAGAAATATTGTGACTAGAAGAAGTTTTGATGCTGATAGTTTAGATAGTGCTATTTTTAATCATATTGATATTTTTGATAGTGGACATATCCAAAGATTAACTCAAGATAGCAATGGTTATGTTGAAATCACTTTCGTTAAAATCGAAAACGTAGATAATATTGATTCTGCGTTAATCAGTAAACTTATCAGAACTGAAAATTTAATAACTGATAAATTGTTTATTGATAGCGTGAATATAAATAGGTTACATATCAAGAATGATTTTGTTTTTGATGATGTTAAGTTTAATGGTGCAAGCAAGTTTTTAATTACAGA